GTAATCGTTTTGATACACCGTGATGATGCTCTTCAGCTTCTTTATCAGGCTGTAACGTGGGTGATCCGGGTATATGGAAAAGATGAAGCTGCCCGTCTTGTTCAGTTCCAGTTCAAGCGATGGATTGAAGATCTGCATGCCATCCAGATTGCTGTGATAGATCAGCTGACCGTCACTGTACACCCTGAACATCACAGATCACCTTCCTGCCAGATGAAGGAGACAGTGCCCGTGCCCGTTACGGTCACGATGTTCTCTCCGTGTGTCAGTTCCAGTTCCGGCAGAGTGTACACACCAGACCCCAAGTCCCAGATGGCCCCGCCGAATTCGATTCTGATGCTGCTGTCCGTGAAAATCTGGACTTCAGGAACAGCACGTTTCCTGCCGTTTGTCAAGGTGATGCTGTGCGTTCCGCTCACAGCCTGGGCCACCGTGGTGGCATCCTTCTTGTACTTGTAAGGGTCGCATTCGCATTCCACGCTGATGGTGCCCACGCCCTTTTCGGACGTGAACTTTGACACATGGATTCTGCCTATCCAATAGAAAAGCGGATCATCATCAAGGATGACCCGCATTTTCTTTCCATGGATAGCATTCTTCACTGTGGAAAACAGAGTTATAAACTCTTCCTGTGGAACGATTGTGGAAAAGTCAAAGCGATGCGTGACGTTTTCATATTTCGGCTCCCCGAAGAAATCCGTCAGGTCAAGGCTTCCGTCCGCTCCAGGAATGTCAAGCGTTTTGCTCTTGACCGCAGGTGCGCCCATTTCCTTGGCCGTCAGAATCAGCTTCAGGTCATCGTAAGAGTGATACAGCCCGAATCGGATACCTTTCATATCCGTGTCCTTTCTGTGGTGCTGCGTTCGGATTCATTACGAAATCTTCTGATTGACCGTGATGATGGAATTCTGGTCGATGTTGGCGGCAACAATGCGGATATACGCAACCGTTCCACCGTTTTCCTCCGGCCACGGCGGCACATCAAACTGAATCAGCTGGCCGCTGGAATCGTGAACAGCGTTCAGCTTGTTGCCGGACATCGGGCTTTCCAGCGTCTGTCCGCCAGTGTAGGACAGGCCAGCCATGGACGAATCGTAGAAATAGACACCGTTGCGGTAGAAGTCATCCTCGCCGTCAGACTTGTAGGATGTGATGTTTGCCATGCGGATCACATCGCCGACCTTGGCCGGAATATAACCCGTGGCATCCCAGCCGCCCTCCGTGGATTCTGCATACCCGTTGGTTGCGCTGATGCGGACATTCTCCTTGTAGCCCGTGCCGTTATACACGTTCCCGTCCGTACCGATGGCAGACGGCAGGACGTTGGTGTACACGCCAGTTTCACCCTCAGTATCACCAGTGTCTCCAGTATCGCCGCCAGTATCGCCGCCCACGTCATCGCCCTTGGTCAGCGCGGCAACCCTGCTGCTTCCTCGTCCGATGCGGATGACGTTGACTTTCCCGTTGGCATAGTCAGCCACGATGGCGTTGACGGACGCTTCGCTGATGGTGCCCTTGGTGCAGGACAGGCCGCTTCGCACGTTCCGGCTATCCGTCTCTGTGAGGATGACAAGGATGCCGCCGTCCGTGTAGAAATCGGAATCAACGTGGGAATGACCGCCAATGCAGAATTCGACCTTGGCCGTGCATCCTGCGTATTCACCCTGTCTTGCGTTGAACAAATCAAGCTGATTGACGCAGTATTCCGCTTCCCATGCCCATGCGCCGCCATCTGCCGGGGGCGTGACGGAATAATCGACCCTGCGCCAGATATGGCTGACAACCACGATATGCCAGCTGTCAGGCGTACTCTTGAGCGCTTCCCGGAACCACGCTTGCTGTGTGGTGTCAATAGCCATGTTGCCGTCCCTGCTGGCCGTGTCAAGGAACAGATACCTCGTCTTTTCAGCCGGGGAATCCATGTAATAGTACAGGCCGGATTCTCCGCGCACGATGTCCGGCGTTTCCTCTGCCGCCAGCAGGAAGCTGTAAATGTACGGGTCATCGAATCTGTTGTCAATGCTGTTGCCGTCATCGTGGTTGCCGACCACGGAATGGTGGTTGGGCAGATCACGGATGGCGTTTCTCCAGTCGTGGAGATAGTACATCATGGTCGTGTCATCGGATTCGTTGTCCACGATGTCCCCGCCAAAGAATGTGCGGTTGATCGTGGTATTGCGGTAAAGGTATTTGAGCAGCATGGGCGATTTCTGATAGTTATACGTCCAGTGCGCGTCATGATACCAGAGGAATGCCGACTTCTTAAAGCCCGCCTGTGCCATCGCTGCACGGATGTCAAGGATTCGGCTGTCCAGATGTTCCTGCCAATAGGACGGGATAACCTCCACATTGTCAACGGCGCTCTCCAGTTCGGACTTCGTGGCGTAATTGGTCAGGGTCGAATTGAGTGACTTGATGGCATCTCCCGCAGCTTTAGCGTCTGCCGCCATGCCGCTCTTGGTCAGTGTGGTATCGACCTCCACGCTCCCCGTGCCGCCGCCCGTGCCCGCTGCGCTGACACCCGTGTCCACATATGTGCCGCTGATCGCATAACCCTGCGCTTCGCCCTGGAAGACGAACCAGTTACCATTGTCTCCGATGCGTGGGGAGAACGTTGCCGCCATCAGGGCGGCCTGTGCCGAATTGTTCGCCGTTCTTGCTGCTTCGTTGGCGTTTTGCGCCGCCGCCGTGGCGTTTTCTGTTGCTGTGGATGCGTTCGCCGTGGCCCTCTCCATTTCATCAATCTGCGCCAGCAGTTCACTAAGGGAGGGGACAACCTTGTCTTCGTCAATGAAGGCATCCGTTTCGCCCACCAGCATGGCACCCTCGCCGTAGAATACCGCGCCAGTCTCGCTGCCGGAGGACACCTTGACAATCAGCGCAAACTGTGTATTGCGCTCATAGCAGGATTCTTTCAGGGTCACCTTGGCCACATTGCCGGACAGGGTGCCGTCCATCGGAATGGTGAGGTTGTCGCAGTATCGGATAAAGTAGGCGTTGACCTTGCCGGACAGGGTGACGGAGGAGTTGCCCCGCACAACCTCAATTTCAAAGCGGTGCGCCTCCTTGTCCTTTGTCACAAACAGCATGTCAAGATATGTCTTCCTGATGCCTTTGTCAAGGTCTGCCTTGACCCGGATGGGTGTTTCAATCATTCGGCATCATCTCCTTCCTGCTCTTTTGCCTGCTTGATGGCATCCGCAACCGCCTTCAGATTCTTCATTGCCGCAGCAAACGTCTCCGCTTCGCTCCCTACCACATGGCAGGTGCCCAGCATCGTAATTACGCTGCGGATCACAGTTTCGATATTCATTCTGTTTCACCTCAATCAGGCCCATGCCATGTAATAGATGGTATCCGTTTTCTTGTTCAGTGTTACGCCCGTTACCGTGCCGCCAGTGGCATTGACCGTCAGGGTTGTGCTGCTGGTCAAAAAGGTAGCCTGTTCAAGGCTGATATTGTAGCTGTTCACTTTCAAAGAACCAACTGATGCAAGTTTCGTCACATTCAGGGAATTTGTCGATGTCGCACCTTTTACGTTCAGCGTTCTTATCGTGATGGAATCAGATGCAAGCATTTCGGTTGTGACATAGCCCTCAAGGTTGATCTTGCTGGCCTTAATCTTGACGGATTCCGCAGTCTGGTTGATAGCAGAAATCACGCCGTTCTTGCTGACCTTGCTTGTGATTCCTTCTGCATTCACGATGATGGACGCTTCAGCTTTATCAAGCCGCCCGGACAGTTCCTCCGTCTCTTCCTTCGTGGCCACAATCGTGACCTCGCCTTTGCCGCTGACGTTGATTCCGGCTTCCGTCAGGATGTTCTTCAGTTCCTGGTGCTGTTTGTTTGTGGCTACAAGCTGAACGTTGCCGATATCACCGTCAACGATGATGCCCGCTTCCCTGAAGATGCGGCCATGCTCTTTGGCTACTCCGGCAACCATGTCGATTCTGGACTTTTCCACGCTGACGTTGAGATTCGCCCAGCGGACTATTCCATCTTCGCCTTCCTTCTTGACAGACCCGCCGCCGCCACCGCCGCCGCCCGTCATGGTTTCAACTTCCTCTTCGGTCTTGACCATGTTTTCGGTCAGCGTTCTGGGCGGCTCTCCGAAGGTGTAGGTGGTGTTTTCCGGGTTGAGCATGTCAATGTCAATCTTGGTGCAGATGATGGAGATGTCCAGCCCGTGCGGATCAGAGACGATGCGCACATGATCGCCGACACGGATGGCTTCCGCATCGCCGTCAATGAAGTGCATGTCAATGGCCTTCAGGGTCAGCGTTTGCAGGGCAATGCCCGTCTTGAGATATTCCAGGCCCTTCTTTCTCAGTTCTTCCGGGTCTTCCACATAGTTCCACGTCTTCGTTCGGCAGATCCTGCCGAACAGGGCAATGGCGGCTTCGTTCTCAAGATAGTTCTTATCCTTGTTCACGCCTTCGATGGTGACAGGCTCCTTCACTTCTCCGTCATTGCCGATGACGGTTGCACCCAGCGGGATGAGGACGGTGAACACGTTAGCCGCATCCACCTTCTCCTTGAGGTCAAGCAGGTTGACTGCAAATTTGATGGACTGTGCGTCCGTTCTTCCCGGTTCTTTGAGCCAGTCCAGATAGGTCTTGCTGCCCACCGTCCGGGTCATGAGATACCCGCCGTATGCACCCAGCAGCTTTTCTTCCATCTCCTTGAGCGTTTCCCAGTAGGCCACGTTCTCAGCTTCAACGGTTTCATCCTCATCCGTGATGGTGATGTTTCCGGCTGTGAACTGCCTGTCTGCTTCGACCTGTTCATTGTGGATCTTGATAAGCTTCTTGAACAGGCCATGCACCGTGCCCTTGTATGTGTATGGTGGGCACTGGCTGTCAAGCAAAAAGCTTCGGTCACCCTCGCAGTAGATTTCCCGCTGGTTGTAGAAGTCACGCTCATCATCCATCACCCGGCCACGGAAGATGGCCTTGCCGTCCTGCCGGACAAGGATGGTGGATTTTAGCTTGCGCACGGAATCATACTGCGCATGGCCGGGGAGCAGGGTGAAGGTCAGGGAACCTGCGCCGTTTACGTCAAAGGCAAGCTTCGGATTGAGAATCGCCCGTTCCGCTTTCGGGGTTGACGCGGAGAAGATCAGCTGGTCATCTGCATAGATCGTATACATCACAGCGCCCTCCCGTCACCGAATCTGTCCCGCTTGTATGGCTCAACCGTGGCCGTCATGGTCAGGGTGGCGGTCTTCTTGTCCGCTTCAAAATCGCCCACGGTGACCCTGCCCGTGTAGTACCAGTTCGGGTCATCGTCAAAGGTAATCTTCACGCTCTGCCCGTGCAGATAATTCAGGATTTCCGTGTGGAGGGAAGCCCACTTTTCACGGGGTGCCGCCGTGACGAATTCAAACTGAATCGTGCGGGGTTCATAGTGAACCTTGCCCGTCAGCCGCTCTGTCAGGTCAACCACGATGTCACT